TTTGGAGCAAGTGGAGGTTTAGGAAGCCAAATATTGCCAATATTACAAAAAAAGTACAACGTTGTTGCAATTAGTTCAGCTGACGTTAATGTAACTAATTATGATGCAGTTAAAACATTATTTGATACAAACAAAATTGACATTGTTATCAATTTAAGTGGTTATAATTCAGATGCATTTGCCCATAAAATTAATAACGAGCAATTAGATAAACAAATTGATATCAACATAAAAGGAACTGTAAATATAGTTTCGAATTGTTTACCATTTATGCGAGAACAACAATTTGGTCGTATTATTTTAGTTTCATCGGTTTTAGCAGATCATCCCGTTGTTAGTACTAGTATATACTCTGGCTGTAAAGGTTTTGTAGATAGTTTCACTAAAACGGTAGCTTTAGAAAATGCAAATAAAAATATCAATTGCAATAGTTTACAATTGGGTTATTTTGATGGCGGATTAACATATAAAATTCCAGAATCGTTTAGAGATACAATTAAAAATAATATTCCAGCAAAACGTTGGGGTATGATTTTTGAATTATATAATACAATTGAATACTTAATCGAAACAGGTTATATTACAGGACAAAATATTAATATCAGCGGAGGAATCATTTAATGGAAGTATATCAAGATTTTGCTAACAATGTACATATAACGGCCAAAGAATTGAATATCGGAAACAATGTTAGATTTGGTAAAGATATTAAAATAAATGTACGTGGAACATTTGAAGTTGGAAACAACAGTATTATCGGAGACCGATTTACAGCAAATGCTGAAGAATTAATCATTGGAGAATATTTTTATAATGGCCCAACGGATTTGCGCGGTATGGTAATAGGTGGTGGCGGTGCTAATTTTCCATATGCAAAATTAAAAATAGGAGATAGGGTTGTATGTCATACGGGACATATAAATCTTGCAAGTCCTGTTACAATTGGAAATGATGTTGGCCTGTCACATGATGTTGATTTAATCACACATGGTTTTTGGTATTCTGTTTTAGAAGGATATCCTCGAGTATTTAAAGACATCAATATTGGAAATAATGTTATCGTAGGATGGAAAACGGTTATCATGAGCGGAGTAACAATAGCTGATAATACAGTAATTGGTTCACATTCAACTGTTACTAAATCATTGTTAGAATCTAAAGCTATTTACGCCGGCTCTCCTGCTAAGTTAATCAAACATATCACTAAACCCACGTTAACGGAAAAGCATCATATGCTTGAATCTTTGATTGCTGATTTTAAAGATTTAATGTCATATTACGATGTTCCGAAATTTAGCATTAATGCACAATATCCATATTTATATATAAATCAACTAAAGATTAATGTTGATGATTTTAGTTATGAAGGCGAACATGATGCAATAACAGATGCATTCAGAGATTTTGCTAGAAGATATGGAATAAGAATTTATGTTCCACATGGTTTTAAATTTAATTTAACACGTAAATGAAATTTTTAAATTTTAATAGAGTATTATGTTTAAGTCCACACCCAGATGATACTGAATATAGTATGGCCGGGGTTATTTTAAAACATCATGATACGCATTTTGATATATTGTGTATGACACAAGGCGGAGATTGTGATTTAACATCAGGAACAGGTCGTATTTACGAAGTACGAAATGCATGGTCTACTACTAATGCAAAAAACTATACATTGTTTTTCAGTGATGTTAAATTTTTAAAAGATCGTGGTACGGATGAATGGATAAATTATATAGAAACTAATTTTACTAGAAACTTCGAATATGATTGCATTATGACTACATCTGAATATGACAGTCATTTTGAACATGTTATAGTTTCTTCATTAGCAGCACCATTGTCACGAGTTAAACCATACAGTATCATTCAATACAAGTCGCCATCGACACTAGATAAATGGACTCCAAATTTATTTGTTTCTTTGGGAGATTTTTATTATTTTAAGAAAAAGATGCTACAAGAGTTTAAGTCACAAACGCATCATGAGTATTTTGGAGATTTTGTACTTGATGGGTTTCATAGTAATTTTCAATGTATGAAAAAAGGACAAGGATTTGTAGAATCATATAAAATAATTACCATGTATGAATAAAATAGTATTGTATTGTAAATCGTATGATAAAGATGTACATCGAGCTAAAATACTTTTAAATAGTATTATTCAGTATAATGTAGATAGTATTCCTTTTTATATTTCAGTTCCAGAAAAAGACATTAAACTATTTAAAAATGTATTAGGAACAGAAAATTACGTATTAATAACAGATGAATCAATTGATGCTGATAATGAAGGTTGGAAAGGTCAACAAATCGTAAAGAGCCAATTTTGGAAATTAGGTCTTTGTGAAAATTATGTATGCGTTGATTCGGATTGTTTTTTCATTAAAACATTTAGAATTTCAGATTTCATGTTTAATGAAGATACACCATATACTATATGTCATGAATATAAATCATTTTTTGAATTCTTAGATAAACATCCATTAGGTTTTGATCCATATGAATCATTTCTTAAAGAACGTTTGCATATTATGGAATTGTTTGGAAGAGAAGGTGCAGTATATGATTTTGGACCTGGACCTACAATATGGTCAACGCGCGTTTGGCAAAGTTTAGAAGAAAATTACATTCAACCAAACGGACTTAAGTTTAGTGACTTAATACAAGCAAATGGATCTGAATTTACGTGGTATGGAGAATGGTTATTACGTAGCAATGAAATTAGATTAATTCCACGTGGCCCATTATTTAAAAATTATCATTATCCAAATCAATATCAATATGATAAACATTATGGATATGATACGGAGAAAATTACAAAACTATACCTAGGAATAGGTATGCAATCAATTTATGAATTTTAATAAAAGTATAATATGAAAACAAGTTTAGAAGAAATTAGTAAAAGTTATCGTTCAGACAAAGGTTCTGTATACCATAATTATCTAGAAATTTATGAAAAGTATTTTTCTAAATATCAAAATAAGTTAAAAACTTTTTTAGAAATTGGATTATGGGAAGGCGAAAGTATTCGAATGTGGCGAGAATATTTTGCAACTGGGAATCTAATTGGAGCAGATATTTTAGATCTATCTCACATAAAATTACCAAACACTAGTATTCATATATGCGATCAATCCGATCGGGGACAATTGGAGGATTTGGTTAAAAAAACATACAACCAATTTGATATAATCATCGACGATGGCGGCCATATGATGCATCAACAACAAATCACATTAGGAACAATGTTTAAATATTTAAAGCCTGGCGGTGTTTTTGTTATTGAAGATTTACATACATCGGGCAATCCAGCATATACTCGTACGGGCGATACTGACACATTAGAAATGCTACATCATTATAATAACACAAAACAAATTGTAAGTAATTGTATGTTGCCCGAAGAAATACGTTATCTAAATGAAAACATCAAAGAATTAAATATTGAATCAGGAGCAGTTTCGCCAATTGCATTTATTATCAAAAAATGAAAAGTTGTATAATTTTTGCATGTACAATTATTTCGGAATCTAGATTAATAGTTTTACATAGATTTCTAGAAACATTTAAACTACATTTTTCTGATTGTGATATTTTCATTGGAATCAATCCAGATAGTTTACAACAAGTTGAACAAATTATCGAGACATATGGATTGAATGTAGTAGCAATGCAACGATGTTCAGATCAATTGTATTCATTTAGCGATGCATCTGCATATCAAGTCGCATTGAAACAATTATATGAATCTAAAAATGAATATGAAAATTATTGGTTTATACATACAAAAAGCGGTGTTAATGAACATAGCAATTACTTACGAGAATGGTACATTGTTAATTTTCTAGAACGACGCAATACAATTGAATCATTTATACAATCAACTGCAAAAGTTGGTTCATATGGAATGTTAGGATTGGAATTTGATAAATCTAGAAACTACTCCGAAACTGATTGCGAAATTGATCTGTTTAAAAATACAATAACACCGGAGTTACCGTGCACTCATGCAAACTTTTTTTATATACATACACTTTATGTAATTAATAAAAAACCGATGCAGAATTTTTTTAAACTGATATCAGATACTTGGTTTGAAACAAAATTAGATCGTTATTATTTCGAAGGAGTATTTCCTTTCATTGTTTCTAGATCAGGATACTTTCCATACTTAGAAAATCGTTTCAGTTGTTCATTTAACGATTTACAGCCATATGTTGAGCAATGGATTGAAGAAAATAATTTGGAAATATTCAAAAATTATACTAATATATTTAAAACGGATTTTATATTCAAACAACTTTATCCACCATATGTTAATAGCAACACTTAATCATAATCTGCCTACTTGGACAGATAATTTAGTTAATCAACTAAAACGAGACCCATTATTTGCAAATTCTGAACTTATGGTATTAGACAACGGATCGGCTGATTCATTAGCTAAAACAACAACACATCGTTTAGAAGAAAATGTATATTTCGGAGGTGGGTTTAACGTAGTACTTGATTATTTTTTACAAACCGACCATGACTACTTATACTTTTTAAACAATGATTTAGTATTCCATGGACCTTCATTTTTAACTACATCATTACGAGAAGCACAACAATCAGATGCAGCAGTATATTCTGCAACCGTTATCAATGCATCGGTAGAACAATGCCATTGGCAACAAATGTGGAATTGGGGGAAAGGACTTCGCCAAGTGCGATGGATAGATTTTCAAGCTCCGTTAATACGTAGAGATATTTTAGAACATATACAGCAATTTCCTGCAGAATTAATACATGGTTGGGGCTTAGATTTTTATGCCGGATGCATTGCAGAATCATTAGGATTAAAAACCATAGTATCAGATAACAATACAATTACACACATGAATTCATTAACCTTTAAAGAAAATAAAATTAACATAGGTGTATCTGAATTTTGTCAACGAGCTGAACTTGGAATGTACAATTATTTTTCTAATTCTATATATAAAGACTTATACTTTGAATTACGAACATATGGAGAAAATTACACAATATGATTCAACTAAAAGGAACAAAAATAGTAGAAGTTCCATACTTTGCAGATCAATTAACCGATAATACAAAATCAGTACTAATAATTGGAGAATGCCAAGGAGGACACGAAGGGGTTTCGGAAACTATTCATGAAAAGGGCTTTAAACATGTAGCTACTACAGATATTATGCCATCTTTACCAGAATATTGGCTCAAACAAAATACAAAATGGGAACATATTCAATGTGACTTTATTGAGTTTGATGAAGCAAAAAAATATGATTTTGTAATCTCAATATCAGTATTTGAACACTTTGGATTTTGGTTTGCAGGAAATCGAATGGCGAATGGTTTGATAGAAGATGATACATGTAGATGGAATCACGACATATTGGGAATTAACAAAGCATGTAAACTTCTCAAAGATGCTAATTCAAAACTCATAATTACATTGCCAGCTGGTCCATATATGAATTATGAAGAAACAGGAGAACCGTTTTTACGATATTATGACTATCGCAGACAATCGTTAATTAAACAACAATTGCAAAGAAATGGCTATCATGTAACTGATGAAAAGTTTTTTTATTCTGCAGATTTTAATACGTGGGAAGAAATGTCCGCTGAAATAAATGATCCAAAATTTTATTCACACTATAATTTATATACACCTAATGTAATTTGGGGAGTAACAATTCAACAAATATGATATCACTAATTATACCTAGTTACAATAATTTACGCCACTTAAAAAATGCGTACGCAAGTATTAAAAAACATGCTCCAACTGCAGAAATAATTTTATTAGATGATGGTTCGACTGATGGGACGTGGGATTGGATGAAAGAACGATATGCTGAAGATGAAAATCTAGTTATAATGCGGGTAGAGGAGAGAACGGGTCATACTATTTTATATGATCAAGGTATAGAATATGCTACAAACGAAATAGTGGGCATATTACACGCCGATATGATTATTGGCCCAAGTTATATAGAAAACTTAGTAAAGCACTTACAACCAAAAAAAGTTGTCTGTGCGACCCGTATAGAACCACCTTTACACCCTCCGGGTAAAGAAAAAATCATAATGGATTTCGGACAAGACTTTGATACATTAAATATTGATGCATTTGAAGAATTTGCAATGCAACAGCAAGAAGAAAATGTAGATCGAGTAACATATGGAATGTTCGCACCATGGATTTTATATAAATCAGATTTTCAAGCAATAGGCGGTCATGATCCATTATTTGCTCCATTTCCATATGAAGATTCAGATATATTTCAACGTTGGATATTAGCTGGATATGAATTAATACAAAGTCGCGATGCATTTGTTTATCATTTAACTTGCAGAGGACATAGATGGACGGAACAGGTTGGACAAGATGATGAGTATTATAAACAAGCTTGTACGCGAGCTAGTAGAAACTATTTACGTAAATGGGGTAGCTGGATTAAAAACAATGAATATCAGTATCCGATTATAATACCTAAATACAATATAGCATTTGTAGTTCGCAATTGTAACTTGCAGTTATTAGAAGCATTAGAGCCATGGTGTGATCGAATATACATTGATGATGATATGCAAGTAATTACTACTGCATATATTGAACGAGAACAAGCAAATACTCGTTTTGATTTAACCCGTCGAGTACTATGCACTAATTTTAATGCACCTGAAGATGAAAATGATATTATTGTATCAATTGATGCAACTCGTTTAACTTCTACCGATTTTCAGTATATCCAACAACTCCCAGAAATATTAGCAGCAGATGCATCATTGGCTAATTTAGATCAAGTTGGAACGCAGTTTGCATTAGGAAATTTAACTATTAGCATATGGTCTACGGAAACATATGAAAAAAATCTCATTAAACTCAACCAACAACATATTTATCTATGAAACGAAAACGAATGTTATTAAAAATAAAAATTGCAATGCGTCAAACCAAAAGTTTCTTTCAACGTTTAGTATCAGACTCAAAGTCTGGTGACGTATCATCTAGAAGACTTATCGGCGTAACGGGATTCATATCATTAGTAGTAATGATGTTTATAAATTCTTTGTATCCTAAATCAATTGCACCTAATGAACATTTAATATCAGCTCTAGAGTACATTGTTATTGCTGCCATGTTTAGCACAACAGCAGACAAGTTTTCGCCTCACCAAACAGTAAAAAAAGATGAAGAACCAGTAGTTTAAAGGGTATGAGTAGAATGAAAACATTTCTTTTGGTAAGCACAACAACAACAATATCATTTCTTTGCACGTATTTGTTGAATTTGACAATGGAAAATTCAGAACAGTATTTAGCAGTTGTAGCTGTAGCATTGTTAGATGGATTTTTTGGAGTAATTGCCGGAATTAAGCGAGAAGGATTTAAAACATATAAAGCTCTTAAAGTACTTCAAACTATAGTTGTATGGATCATATTTTTAACAACGTTGCTTATTATAGAACAAGCATATCCAGGTACTTCGTGGTTGAGTGAAACTATAATATTTCCATTTGTATTTTTTCAAATCATTAGTGCTCTTAAAAATGCATCAATGGCCGGCTTTATTGAAGCAAAACTTTTAACACAAATACTAGATAAAATAGATCTTCACAAAGGAGAACGAGAACATAACAAGGATTAACAATGAGTTTAGATGTTACAAAAATCAAACAAGTGCCACTTTCAGAATCACAATATCTTAAAGAAGAAGCAGTAAAAACACAAATCGTATTACATCATACTGCAGGTAATTCATCAGGTCCAGCTACAATTAAAATGTGGGATACGGATGATAGAGGTCGCATTGCAACCTGCGTGACTATATCTGGTAAAGGATTATCAAAAGATACATTCGATGGAGAAATTTGTCAAGCATTTTCATCAAAGTATTGGGCATATCATTTAGGTATTAAAGGTGATGTATTTCGTGCTAATGGCGTTCCTGCTAAAAATTTAGATAAAACATCTATAGGAATTGAAATTTGCAGTTGGGGGCCGTTGGAGAAACGTGGCGATAAGTTTTATAATTATGTAGATAGAGAAGTTCCTGTTGATCAAGTTACTGAATTGGCAACTCCATACAAAGGTCATAAATATTATCATCGTTATACAGATGCACAAATAGACTCAGTTCGTCAATTGTTAACGTATTGGAAACAACTATATAACATTGATTTAACATATCGAGATGCAGATATGTGGGCAGTATCAAAACGAGCATTACGTGGAGAAAATGGAGTATATACTCATAATTCTTATCGTAAAGATAAAACAGATA